GCAAGCATTATTGATTGATTGAGATTAATATATATGGCGCTATCTTTTTAAACCCTTTTAGGGGAACTACGTATTCAGCGTGCAAAGCACGCTTACGCCCTATGACCCCTCCTTATATTATGGATTTAAAGGAGGGTTCATAAGGCGTAATCTTTGCTGAAAAAGGCCTAAGGATGCAAGCCCCATATAGTTTAACCGTAGGTTTCTTTTAAGGGAAGGGGTTATAGGGCGTAAGCTTTGCTGAATAACCGTAGGTTTCCCTATGCGAAGAAAGCATTCTTAAACTCCTGCTTCTGCGTCTCAATTGTATTGATCACCGTTTCCTGGTCATTGACGTAATTCACGTACTTGTCTATTTCATCCAAAATTTCCTTGGATAAAAAAGAAAGGTTCACGAACACACCGCTTTTATTTTCGTTCAACTTTATGTTTTGATACTTCTTCAAAATCTTAAGAACCTCAATCTGGTTGTTTTTGGGCATTCTCTCTATCTTGTCTTTCATAAAACTCAATGTTTCGTTGGTTACTTGGAATCCAATAGTCATGTTGTTGTTATTTTTAGTGAAACGTTTTTATATATTTTCAAATAATATTTATGGTTTTCTAATGATAATCTTTCTCTTTTTTGTATTATCAAAATCACCTTCTTTGTAAACAACTGCTCCAGTGGTATCTCCAAAGGCGTCTTTAATTCGTTTCGCTTCGGCTTCTGCCTCTTTTGCGTACATTTCTTTTTCTTCGGCATCTGCTTTCAATTTAAGATACCGTTCTTCCGCATCTGCAATCAACTCCGCATTTTCATTAACTACTTTTTCATTAACTGTCCGTTCTTTCAGCAAATAGGCAATTGCAGTGATAGACGGGTCGTTCAATTCAAAGCGCACACCAATTATTTTTACGCGGATACTCGTATCTTTCTCCACCTCATCAAACATTTTGTTTGTATAATTGTGGTCTCGGGCGACAAACACCGTAATTGGCACATTGTCTTCGTTGTCTCTCACCTCGGCGTGTATGCCCGCCTTTGTGATATTTTTCACCCTGCAAACAACCTCCATATCCTTGATTGGATTGCAAACCAAGCACTGATAAATCACGTGGAATTCAATATGGTCGTCTTTCACCAACCCGCACGAATACGAGACAATTTCAACCGTTTTGGGTCGGATAAACCCCTCGGTAATGCATTTTCCCTCTATGCTATTTTTGATTTTTTTCTCTAAATTTTGTTTTAATTTTTGACCAATTTCGGTTATTTTCAAAACCACCCGCTTGGATAGCATTGAGTTAATATAAACTCCATATTCTTTCTTCTCTTCGTTTTGATTCATTGTTTATATACTAATATTATAATTTTATATTATTTGTATTTATATTTATTTAAACTTCAATTTTAGGGGAACCTACGGTATTCAGCGAAGCTTCCGCCCTATGACCCCTCCTTTAAAGGGAAAGTTCATAATGCAGAAGCAAGGTGGAAGCTACAGTTTCTCTCAAAAGGGAAGGTTCTAAAGGAAACCGTAGGTTTCCTTTAAGCATTCTTAATATTATTGAAAATCGCTTGTTCGCTTCTTAAAAACCATGTTTTGCCAGTAGTTTTCTCATCATCAAATTTGCGAATCAACATTTCAAAAATGCACGCAACAGCGATCTTTGAAATATCGTCTGTATTGCGTTCACACTTAGAACACGTTTCATCATCAAAACTGTAGGGAGACCCGGCTAATTTCAAAATTGTATTGATTTGTTTAATAATTGCAATTTTTGAGTCATTTTGCAAAAATGCACTCTTGTTATTTCGCTTTTGGGTCATGTTTTTTGTTCTAAACACCATGGTTGAAACCATATCTTTGCTTGAAAAGTTGCCAGTGAATCCAATAATATCCGAATAATTTGCAATTTCCATTTTTTCCTGCATTTCTTTAACCAATGACTCTTTCTCTCCATCACTTAATTCTGACCAATCCAAAATATTGTAGTAAACATTTTTGTCATCTTTTGCTAATACCAGAACCTTTTTATTGTCCAATAATAAATACTGAAAATATTCGGCAATGTGTGTTTCTAAATCGTCTTTTGCTACAAAATTGGAAGCCAATACTTCTTTTGCAAGTGTTAGGCGATTTTCGTGAGAGAGTGTTTCAATAATATGGTCCGTTACATATTTTGCCAATGACTCTCTATCAATTCCCAAAATTCTCAATCGTGTCATCACCGGAATAAACCCTTGACTAACACAAATTGAATTTTTTTCCAGCCTCTTATATTCTTCCATTGTTCTGGGCGATATTTTGGCTTTTATGATTTCATCGCTGTCAGTCTTTGCAATTTTGTATTGTTTTTTAAAATCCAAAAACTTTTTCTCTTCAGTTGCGTCTTTTTTACACTTGACGGAGTTCAGATTAAAATACCAGTCTTCATTTTTGTCTTTCAGTTCATTTGGGTCTTCGCTCATTGATATTTCCAAGTTTTCTCTCATTTTTGCAATCAATAAATTGTATTCCTCCCCCATTTTTTCTTCTTGTTTGTTTTCTTCTTGTTTGGGTGTCTTGATGTTTTGATCCATTGGGTCAATCTCATACTGAACATATTCGCTCATTGTTTTCACCGGTATTTTGGATTCATAGAGAGAAATGTTCGGATTCGTTACTTCCAACGGTTGAAACACATAATATTTGTCGCGATTTATCAGTCTTCCGTGTCTTCCGTATTTATCCAGGATGGTTTCGGGTCCTTCAATCAATAAAGTAAGTGCATAATACAATTCTTCTTTGGTGGCAAGCTTGAATGCATCCATTGACTCAATCGTATCAAAATGGTACGCGGTCTCTTGTTTGAAAATGTTTTTAAGCTTGGCCACAATTTCCCTTGAATTCATACTGATTTGCTCCTTGCCATACAACTCATCCTTCATTTTATTTTTGCCGGCATCTTCCGGATAACATTTGAATTTGCAATCCTCCATATAATCGCACACTTCCGAGAACGGTTTGTCACCGAGTTTGTAAGGAACCAACTCGGTTTGGGTAGATGGCACAATATTGACAATGCCATTTTCAGCAACAGCTTCCATCTCTTTGTCCGTAAAATTGGTCTGCGAATGGTTCAACACACAATCTACGGCGACCTCTTTCATAAGCCGCGTGACTTTACCGATTTTCTTGGCTTTTTCTTCGGCATACCTGTAAACGTATAGGTCGGCGGTTTCTTTCTCTCCATTGGTAGTGGCGTGCATATAAATCTCTACATTTCTCTCTTCAAATGCTAATCCACAGTGACTGCGGTTTCTGACACCGCGCCCAATAATTTGCTCAATGCGGTTCATATTGTACCAGGGGTCTAATACGTGTACTTGCCGAACATATTTGAAATCCAGACCTTCGGACGCCGCGCGCGAAATGAGGATAACACGCACATCGTCGCCATACATATTGGCTTTACTGGTTGCCACTTTGATATCATCGGCGTTGTTCTGAGAGAAATACTTGTCGCCAGAGATAATCATATATTTGGCTTGTTTGAATTCACTCATTGGCACTTCATCCCTCAATTTCATGGTTCTTGAATCAACCCGGTTCTTAACCATATTGTTTCTGAACAAAGACGAATTTGCGCCGTACCGCAAAAATCCCATCTCTTCCAATGCAAGCGCCATTGGAACAATTCCACCATAAATGTATTGGGTATAGACAATGATAATTCCGCCGTGAATGGCGGTTTGAACCCCGTCTATCTCTACTGTTTTGTTGGCAGATGCGCGAATGCAATCGCAAACGGTGGACAGTTTGGCACTGTATTTGGGCAATTCAGCTTGCGAAAAAATGCGCGGAACTTTTGCTTTGTATTCGTAATTGCATTTGATTGAGATTTTGGCGTCTTCGCCGATTTTAATGTCTTTTTTTTCATATTTCATAATATTTTCCAGACCTTTTTGACCAAATAAGTCCACGTATCTTTCGTCTTCGTCCGCAATAATTCTTGAAAATTCACTGTTCCAAAACGTAATGATGAGAGACTGCAAAGGTGCCTGCAATTTGCTATATCCGTATTTCTCCATATTCTCCAAATCCGCGTCAACGTCGTTCACTACAAACAATCCGTCCCCTGCGTCCAACGATTTGCGAATAACCAGATCGTATACGCGTTTCTGCATCTCTCCAATTTCGGTCAAAAATATTTTTCCTTGCAACGGAACATCCAGTTCTTGACTTGAATTCATTGCTACAAATTTTTGAGTAGCCAAGGGCGGATACACGCGAAACGGAAATGTATAAGGGTTCTCTCCACGCACGTAGGAAATATATCCGTTTAATTTACGGCGCAATAATTGAATGCCTTTGTCTTCTTCCGATTCCATAATCGTGCCGTCTTCATCAAAAACTTCGCTGTATTTAATGGCGGACCGGCCATCGTTCAAATTCATCAAGTTGGTGATCCAAATGATTTCTTTCGGGGAGTTGTACATGGGAGTCGCAGAGAGAAGAACAAATCGTAGGTCATCTGCGTGTTTTGCGAGTTTTTTCAATTGAGACGATAGAGTTTTGCTGTCTTTGGTGCAATTGTGAACTTCGTCAATAATAATCAGACAGTTGCTGAAATATTTTTTGATGAGTTCTTGTTCTACATTGGACGAAAGAACGTTTATCTTGCGGTCAATGTAGTTGGCAAACTCCAGGTAACCCATAATTTTATAGTCGCGGTTGATAATTGTTTTTGCCTGGGAGACAATTTTCTCTCTTTCCATTGGCGAATTCGTCGGATTAATTTCATTCAGAATTTTTGTTCCGACGCAGGTATTGAGAGACCATAATCCATTGGTTTGTACAAGTTTGGATTCGTCAAAAAGCTGGAGTTTGAAATTGTCTTGCACGTTGGGGGATGCAATGATATAAATTCTTGAATTTACGCCGGTTTGTTTGGTATAACTGCGCATCTCTTCGGAGATGCCGATAGCGGAACACGTTTTGCCGGAACCAAGACCGTGGTATAGCAAAATGCTTTTATAGGGGGTTTGACCGGACATAAATCTTTTTGCAAAATGCTGGTGTGGTAATAATTCAAATTCGGGGTTTGCACAAATAATGTCGGAGACCTTTTTGATATCGTGTTTGTCCACAATTTCTCCGTCAAATTTTAAGTTTGCAAAGTCTTTTTGAAGAGAAACCTGTTTACCAAAATAAGGGTTTTCTAAAGACGGGTATAAAAAATCGGTTTTGGAATCGGGTGTTTTTAGATTGGCGTAGTACTCTTTCTTTTCCTTCTCTTTGAGGTCGTCGTTTTTCTTTCCATAATCTTCGGGGTCTTCTTCTGCTAAGTTACTTTCTGGA